GCTGAGGCCCTTCCCGTGGCAGAGGCCGCACATCCAAACGATCGTGAGGATCTGGCAGCACAACCGCCTCCTGTCGATCCGCAAGAGCCGGCAGATGGTGATGACGTGGCTCTTCGCCGCCCTGAGCCTCTGGGACGCGCTGGTCCACAAGGGCAAGCTCATCATGCTCCAGAGCAAACGCCTGGAGGATGCCGTGGGCGACGAGAGCTCCGGGGACGGCCCCCTGGGCAGGGCGAAGGTGGTCCTCAACAACATCCCGTACAGGGAGATGGTCCTGCCGTGGTACGACCCCCGCAAGCACAAGCGGGAGACCAGGCTCGTCTTCAAGCCGATCCACAGCACGATCTGGGCGATCCCCCAGGGGGCGCACGTGATCCGGCAGAGGACGGCCTCGGGAATCCTGAGCGATGAGAGCCACTTCCAGGACGAGTTCGGAAACGCCTACGCCGCGAGCGCCCCGTGTATTCGGGGAGGCGGATGGTTCGTCTCTCTGTCTACTGCTCATCCTGGGGCTGCTAACGATCTGCACGAGGATCGCCTCGATGTCGACACGGCCTGACATGCCAGACCCCATGGCCGTTGGCCCGGTGACGCGCGAGACGGTCCTCATCGAAGGCAACCGCCACGACATCGGCCTGGTCGCGCGGCCGCTGTCCAGCGGCTTCGTCGCGGTGGACCTGGGCATGGGGGCCGATCCGGAGGTGTTCACCGACGAGGTGGTCGAGTCGGAGATGCGCCGCCTCGGCTGCCGGCAGAGGCCGAATGGCACGTGGCAGCTCTCCTGGAGATTCCGCAAGGAGTATCTGCGCGATGCCGAGGCGAGTGCCGGCAAGCCCGTGTTCGACCAGGAGTGGATGGACCGCCAGGCCGCGAGCCTCCGCGATCCCCTGTACCGAATGGACGTCGACGTGACGATCGCGGAGCTGACCTGGCAGCAGGCGCTGGCCGATCCCCCCGAGGGCGTCCGCGTGGTCCGTGACCAGGGGGAGGTGGTCCGGCGCCTGCCCGATCAGTCGATTGGCCTCGGCGCGGCGTTCTGGCGGCTCCACCCCCTCGAGCGCCGGCGCGAGGCCTGGCGGTGGCTCGTCCCCCGCACCCGCGGCCGCGTGGCCGTCTGGGTGCCGCCGTGGCAGCAGCCGGCCTACCTGCCGAGCACGATCGAGGCGGTGACCAGGTGCTTCGCCGGCGGCTCCGACGTGGGCGAGGGCGTCGCGGCCAGCGACTCGACGGTCGTCGTGCTCGCGGCCGACACCAAGGAGCAAGCGGCCGAGTTCGCGTCCAACACGATCCGGCCGGCGGACCTGGGGAGGATAGCGTGCGCCATCGGGGGGTATTTCAACACGGCCTTGATGTGCCCCGTCCGCAAGATGCACGGCCTGACAGTCATCCGCACCATGAGCGACGAGTGCGCCTACCCGGCCATCTGGCACGATCGCATTGCCGACCGCGTGGCGCAGGTGCCGACCGATCGCCTCGGCTGGCGGGGTGGCGAGGTCACCAGCCCGCTGCTGTTCGGGGGCTGGATCGACGCGATGCAGTACTCCCGCGTGATCCTCCACAGCTCCACGCTCTGGCGGCAGATGATCCAGTACATCTACGACGTCGGCGGGCGCATCACACACCAGGCACTCGCCGATCAGCCCGTCGAGGTCCGCGAGCGCCACGGCGACCTGGTGGTGGGGGCCGCCCTGGCCTACCGCGCCGCACTGGACATGCCCCGGTGGCTCCGGGCACGCAAGCGCGACGTGGCCCCGTACGGGAGCCTGGCGTGGCGGGACGACGTCTACGAGCGCCAGCAGCTCCAGCGCAAGGGGGAGCAATGGTGATCGACCAGCACACACATCTGGTTCAGCTCGTCGGCGGGCCGCGCGATGGCATGGTCGAGGACGTGCCTGTGAACGGCCAGGACCTCGTTCATCTGGAGGTCGTCGGGGATCCCGGCCTGCACGCCTGGGTGGCCCTGCCCGTCATCGAGCACGTCTACCGGGCCGACCCGCCTGGCGGGACCACGTACACGTACCAGGGCCCTCGCCCCGGGGGCAGCCTGCAACGGGGAGTACAGCCGCATGGTCGCTGAGACGGCAGAGAGCCCGGCGGTCGATACGGTCTACGAGCCGCCCGTGCCGACGCTGAAGACCGATCGCACGGCCTTCGTCAGCAGGCTCATCGAGACGATCGCTCGCAGCGACAAGCGGCTCGCGCCGTTCCGCCGGTCGCGCCACCAGGTCCTCCGCAAGTTCTGCGGCCCCTACTACGGCCACAGCGCCAGCGGCGGGCCCCTTCCCGAACACCAGCCGCTGGCGAAGATCTACTCGTACGTGACCATCATCGCCCCCTTGATCGGCCTGACCGATCTCACGTGCGACTTCTCCAGCGACGATCCCGCCCAGCAACGTACCGCCCTGATGCTGAGCCAGGACGTCACGAGCTGCCTCAAGCGCATCCAGGCAGCGAAGACCTACGGGGAGCTCGTCGTCGACTCGATGTTCGGGCCCACCGTGGCGAAGATCGCCATGCCGCGGGTTCCGATCGCCGGACAGCGCGAGTTCACGGACTGGCGGGCGGACTGGGATCTGCCGCTGTATTCGCGGGCGAGCCTCGACAACTACATCCTCGACCCGGACTGCGCCCGGCGAGAGGCCGCCGAGCTGGAGGGGGACATCTACCACGTCGCCGTCGACGACGCCTGGCGGGCCGGCTGGGACCGCAAGGGCCTCGACGCCATGGAGACGTTCCGCCGGCACCACGGCAGCGATCCCCAGGCCGCCGACATCACCGCCGGCCGCGGGACGGGCCAGGCCGATGAACTGTATCCGCACTACGAGGTCGCCGACCTGTGGCTGCCCCGGGAGGGGCCCAACGGCCTGCTCGCGGTCGTCGCGCCCTACAACGCCGGCATCCTCGACTTCCTCCACGTCGAGGAGTGGGAGGGCCCGGAGGGGGGCATGTACAGGATGCTCGGCTACGAGTACCCGCCGGACAACCCCTTCCCCCTGGCCCCGCTGAACAGCGTGCGCGACCTGGACGCCATCCTGAACGCCCTGGGGACCAAGGCGAAGCACCAGGCGGACCGGATGAAGACCGTGTTCACCTATCTGCAACAGCACACGGATGCGGCGGACAACATCCGCCGCGCGCCCGACGGCGAGTTCGTGGGCGTGGCGGATCCCAAGACCGTGGCCGCCGTCACGTACCCCGGCCCCACCAAGGAGCTGTACGAGGCGATCGAGACGTTCGGGCGCTGGCTCAACGAGAACGGGCCCAACCCGGACATGCTCGGCGGCCTGGAGGCCAGCGCGCGGACCCTCGGGCAGGATCAGTTGAAGTATGCCAATGCGAGCACGCGCCTGGGGCGCATGCGCGGCCAGGCGTACGGCCACCTGGTCGAGAGCGTCGGCAACCTCGCCTGGTGGCTCTACCAGCGCGACGGCGACGATCGCGTCCTCACCATGCCCCTGGAGGGCGGGGCATGGGACCTCAGCGTCGAGTGGCCGGCGGCCGAGAGGCGCGAGGCCCTGGACCGCGTCAACTGGGATCTGGAGCTCTACTCGCACGGGCCGGCGAGCCCGGAGGATCAGTACCGCGGGACGATGGAGCTCGTGCAGGCCGTGATGGTTCCCCTGGCCGCCAACGCCGCGGCCCAGGGCGTGTACGTCGACGTCGAGGCGCTCGTTCGCGACCTCGCCCGGCGCCGGCACATCCTCGGTGTCAATCAGTGGTTCCGCCGGGCCCAGCCGCAGACCATGGCCGGCCCGGCCGTCATCGGCGGCGATCGAAACAGCGTCAACCTCGGCGGCCGGGGCATTCGCACCGGCAACGCCATGGCCGGCACGCCCGGCCAGAGCCCCAGGAGCACACCATCATGATCGAGACCCGCGTCATCGAGGTCTTCGAGCACGGCGACGGCGGTGGAGAGGCCCGGGACGCCCGGCAGATCATGGTCCCGCGCGAGGAGGCCTACAAGCTGGACCGGAACCTCAAACGGAGTATGCAGATCGAGCGCCCGCCGATCCTCGACCAGCGGCCGACCACGACCCGCCCGGATGGTCAGGTGATCGCGCTGGAAGGGCCCATCGCCGAGGGGTTCATGCTTCGCCGCGCCGCGGCCCAACGGCGCTACGAGCTCGCCGTGGCCGGCCTGCCCCCGAACATCCCCGTCCAGCGCTATCACGGGCAGACCTGGCGGGACCCCGGCTGGTGGGTCGTCAGCGGCCCCGACATCCGCCTGCGCCGAAAGGTCCTGCGCCGGCGAGAGGGAGGCGGCTGGACCGACGTGCCCCGGATGGAGTGGCAGGGGCCGTACCTGTCCGTCGAGGAGGCCGAGGCCGCCGAGCAGGCGCTCCAGGCCAAGCTCGCCGAGCAGGCCGAGGCCCAGGCGCCGCCGCCGCGGCCGAGGGCCAAGGCGTCGCGGCGAGGCACGGCGCCTCCCGCCGCCGCCGGCGAGCAGGCCCCCGCTCTTCCGCAGCAGCAGACCATCCCGCAACAGGCGACAGGAAGTGCCCAAGGCGTTTGAGCATTGCGTCCAGGCCGGCGGCCGGGTCCGCACGGAGCAGCTC